TAGGGAATTACATTGTTGGGTAGTTCCTGTATTCCCAATGAGGACAATTTTAAAAGATGGTATTTCTGATAATAGGAATCAGTGGGTAAAAGGAACAAATCATACCGATACTTTAAGAGTTTTGAGAGAAGACTTATCAATAGTTCCTGATTTATTGAAAGTTCCTTTGCCAATAATTGAACCTTATGAAATAAAAAAATTATTAAAATTTTCAGAAGTTATGCGTTTATTTGAAATGGCAATAAACAAAGATTTTTTTGTATTTGATATTGAAACAATTGGGTTAAAACCATATTTTTCGGAATCTTGTATATTGTCTTGTGCAATTACTTTTGATGGAAAAACAGTATATGCTTTTCCAATAAGTTATCATGACTATATCAGTAAAAATAAGTATTGGACGTGGGAGGAAGAAGGAGAAATATTAAAAAAGTTTAAAGGATTATTAACAAATAAAGCTATAAAAGTTGCCCATAATTCTGTATTTGAAATGGAATGGGCAAAAGCTATTTTAGGGATTGATATAATAAATATTGAAGATTCTATGCTTCAGAAATACATATTGGATTGTAGAGAAGGCACTAAGGGATTAGATTTTCTTACATTTGCAAATTATGGCATATCTCATAAAGTTTACCCAAGTAATATAATGAGTGATTTAACTCAAATATCTATTGAAGATTTGTTGGATTATAATGGAAAGGACTCTATTTTTGAGTACAGAATTTATAAAATACAAGAAAAGCAATTAAATAAAGAAAAAATATTACAAGAACAATATTTGGAACAGTTAGAAACAGCTAAAACTATTGCACAGATACAGTATGATGGAGCGGATACTAATGAGGATGGTAGAAATAATCTTTTAATTGGATATAAGAATACTTTAGGAAATATTGAAAAAGAATTACTTGATTTGGATAGTGTAAAAAAATTTAGAGATAGATTTGGAAAAGTTCCGGCTTTAAAATCTAACAGTAAAGATATTCCAACTATATTATTTAAAATTGAAAAATTGGAAGCATTTAAAAAAACAAATAAAGGAAATTTTTCAGTTGATAAAGAAGTATTAATGAATTATTCTTCTCAGAGTAAATTTTGTGAATTGCTTTTAAAATATAGAGAATTTTCTGGTCTTGAGAGTAAAATTATTAAAAGTTGGACAGAATGTGTTTTTCCTGATGGTAAATATCATACTAATTTTTACCCATTGGAAACTGGACGTTTGGGTAGTTCAAGTCCTAATCTTCAAAACTTGGATAAAAGAAAGCATCCAGAAATTAGACAAATAATAGTTGCTCCTGAAGGATATGTGTTGTTAATATTTGATCAAGCACAGCTTGAAGCAAGGGTCATAGCTGCTGTTAGTAATTGTCGAAATTTTATAGATATGATAAAAAATGGATATGATATTCATAAAGCTAAAGCTATTGAAATATGGGGTGAAGAAATTTTTAATAATGCCAATGAAAAGGACAAAAAATTAATGCGATATAGGGCTAAAAATGAATTTGTTTTCCCAACAATTTATGGTGCAAAACCATTGGCAACATCTAAAAGATTGGGTATTTCAGAAGCGAGGGCTGAACAATTACTTAATAAATTATGGTCTGATTTTCCTGAAATAAATGAATGGCAAGAAAAAGTTCTTGAAATTTATGACAAAAAAAGATACGTGGAAATTCCCCCTGGCAGAAGAAGATATGCACCATTGACAAGAAATGAAATTTTAAATACACCAATTCAGGGTGGGGCTGCATCCATCATAAGTAAGATGATGAATATTTTATCAAGACGAAAATATCATATAATGATGAATGTGCATGATGAATTAGTTTTTTGTGTAAAAGAAAAAGAAGTAAAAGATTCTATTAAAGAAATTCAATCAGTTATGGAATATAGTCATTTTGATTTCATGGGGGATGTGCCTTTAGTTGTTGAAGGAAGTATTGGATTTGACTGGTTTCATACAGTTCCTATTAAAGAGGTCTTTATATGAAAAAAATTTTAACCTCTATATTTTTATTTAGCACTCTTTGGTGGTTATTGATTGCAACTATTCCCATCAAACTTTTGGAAAGTGAAGATCCGGTTGTACATCAACGAATGTTAGAAAAATTTATGGAATTAGTACAACAAAAACTAAGTACTTGTATAGAGTTTGAAATTACAGCGATGGAAAACGAAGAAAATGAAAAATTAGTTGATGTTATTGTACAATGTCATAAATTTGAGATATAATGAAGAATATATATGAAGCTATTTGTGATTCTATTTATAAGATTACTGGTGAATATTATGGTAAAGGCAATTTTACTTATAAACCAACAAAGTTAATTTTAAATCATAAAGCTAAACATGCTTTATTTGATTATGTTGTAAAAAATAATAATCTAACTTCTTTATGTGGGATAGATTTTAAATACTTTTTAGGAATTCCAATAATAATTAGAGATTTTAATGAAGATTATACAGATTGGAGAATAGAATAATGTTCCATATTAAATATAGGCCAAATTCTTTAGAGGGGATTTTCGGACACCAAGAAATAGTAAAGGGTTTAAAAAATATATTTAATGCTAAAGAGACCCCGCACGCATTCCTGTTTTCTGGTGTTTCGGGAACGGGGAAAACAACTTTTGCAAGAATACTTGCAAATATGCTTAAAGCGGATAAAAATGAAATAATAGAAACAAATATAGCAAATGAAACAGGGATTGATTTTATTAGAGAAATAAGTGAATCCGCAAAATACTCCCCCCTTTTAGGGGCAAGTAAAGTATTTATATTAGATGAGATTCAAATGCTCTCCAAAGAAGGGATGAACTGTTTATTGAAGGTGATGGAAGATACACCAAAACATTCTTATTTTATTTTATGCACAACAGATCCCCAAAAATTGCTTCTTCCTTTAAGAAATAGATGTTTGCAATATACATTAAAATCTTTACAAGATAATGAAATAGCATCTCTTTTAGATAAAGTCATTAAAGAAGAAGGTATTGAAACCATAGAGGATATCAAAAATCTCATAATATTTAAGGCTGAAGGAATCCCAAGATCAGCACTTGTATATTTAAATCAAATTCAGGGAATTACAAATTTTGAAGAGGCTTCTACAATCTTATCAGATAATATAACAGAAGAGGGGGAAATTATAGAATTATGCAGAATGATGATTAAAAGACCAAGAGTCAACTGGAAAGATTTGGTTAAAACATTTGAGAATATAAATATAGAGCCGGAATCTTTACGAATTGTTACTGCTGGTTATTTGGCAGCATGTTTAAAAAAGGCTGACAGTCCAAGTATTTATGCAGAAAAATTGGAACTTTTTCTTAGCCCATTGACATTTGGTAGCCAGAAATCAGAAATTTTACTTTTACTGTATAAGGCTTGGTGTTTATAATTATTATATGAATACACAATATTATTCCCATTTATGTGCCTGTGGCTGCGGTGGAAAAATTAAAAATAATCTCTTTACATTTTAAAATATATAGGATATACTTAACAATAGGAGGATTTATAAATGGGGTATAGAGAAGATTTAAAGATAGATGAGAATGATTTAGACGAAGAGTGCTTGAAACAACCAGTTCTGTTTGAACACTATACACAGAAACTAACCCCTCTTTACGAATTAAGGGATGAAATTAAATTAGAAGTGGAAAGATTTGCGGCAAAGTTGGATGGAGTTATTAGAGAAGCCGCTTCTGCTGATGGTAAAAAGATAACAGAAACCATGGTTCAGAATGAAATAATTAGAAATATTCAATATTGTGATTTACAACAAAAGTATATTAAAGTATGTACAGAAGTTAAAGAGGGTGAGATTATTCGGGACTCCTTTCAACAAAGGAGAGATATGTTAAAGATTTTGGCAGAATTGTACACTTCAGGGTATTGGTCTACTGTTGAACCAAAAATAGTTAAGAAACAAGGAACAGAAGCATTAAAAAATAAATTGGAACAAAAAATAGCAGAAGACAGAATAGAAAATCGTGTATCACAAAAATAACTTTAAAGGAGAAAAATAATGAACAAAAGTAAATGGAAGGCACCAAGTGCAGATGCATTAAAGACAGCTTATGATAATCGTGGGAAATACCCAGATAGTAATAATAGGAAATACTTTTTCACTCCTTTGGGTGATTCTTTGCTATGGAAGGTAACTGATAAATCCCACAAGGTCAGGCTTCTTCCGGTTCATCCAGATGATAATATTAATTTTTATGGTGCAACAATCCATGTTCATACTAATGTGGGTGTGAATGGGAATCAACACCTTTGTCCAAAGAAAATGCTAAGTAAGCCTTGCCCAATATGTGAACAACAGGCGGAGTTATGGGAAACTGAGCCAGAAATGGCTAAGGATTTATATCCACAGACAAGGTATTTGGTATGGATGGTAGATCTTAGTGTTCCAGTGGATAAGCAAAGAACACAGCTTTGGTCTTGCCCAAGAACAGCTATGGATGATATTTTAGGGGTCAGCTATAAAAAAGCTACTGATGAAATTGTCAATTTAGCAAATTTAGATGGTGGATTTGCTATTTATTTTGATAGGGAGAAGACACCAAATACTACATTTTCAAAGTATAAGAATTTTCAATTAGATGATTCTCCAACTGTTGCAAAAGATGCATGGGTTAATGGGATTGTTTCTTTTGAAGAAGTTCTATCCTATGCGACTTATACAGAAATAAAGAATGATTTTTTAGGTACTGATGATGTGGATGCAGAAGTTCCAACAAAAGTGGGTGTTTCACCGAATGTTGAAACTACTCAAAGTAGTGAAACTGTTGATGAAACAGAAATAACAAAAGAATTAGCCTCTAATACAGATATTGATGCAATGGATAGGGATGAATTAGAAGCTTTGGCCTCTTTAGCTTTAGTAGAGGATTTTGAAGAATCTGAAATAGAGGAAATGGGGACTAAGAAACTTAGAAGATTGGTAAAGGAAGCTGTAGAAAATAAAGTAGATCCCCCCACTGTTGTAAAAGAAGAAACAACAGACCCACGGGAAATATTGAAACAGAAACTTAGGGAAAGGGTTAAATAATGAATTTATGTGAGGATGGGCATGATGAAGTTTGCTTTGAGAGTAGGGATTGCCCTGTTTGTAATTTAAAAGAAGAAATGCAGACAGAAATAGATGAATTACAATTAAAACTTTATAATGCAGAAAATGACAATTAGAAAGGAGAAATAAAATGTTAGACTTTATTTATGGAAAAATAGCAAATGTGTTACCAAATCGGTTGGTTTACTGGTGTTTTGTCCGGGTAATCCTTTGGGGGACAACTGAGGAATATGCTGATTCAAATCCTGCAAGAATTACAGCATATAAATTATTGGAAAGATGGGATGCGAAATAATATAATTGGGTTTAAATTATATGATAAAGAACTTTTTATGTTGGATAGACCCCCTAAAGAGTCATATTCGGTTGTTAGGATTGTTGGTGAAGCACGAAATGTAAAAAAATTAAATTACTTAATTAAGCATCATGAAAGTTTTTCTCAAGAAATATTAGAACAATTACAATTATTTTATAAGGAAATAAATTAAATGGGTAGAAAAAAGAAAGTAATTGAAGATTCCACAGAAGAAGCTGATAAAGATATAGATATTGATGAAGAAGAGGATTCTGCTGATGATAAAATATTTATATCTTCTGGTGGAACTTTATTAAATTTAGCCCTAACAAATACAATAGATAATGGTTATAGGGCTGGTAGGATTGTAAATATTGTGGGGGACAAATCAAGCGGAAAAACATTACTTGCAATAGAAGTAATGAGTTATGCCTATCATGTAATGAAAAAGAATTATGATATGAAACTTATCTATGATGAGGGGGAAGCCGCTTTTGACAAAGAATATGCTTCTAAATTAGGACTTCCTGTTGATAAAATTGATTTTAGAGAATCAGAAACAATTGAAGATTGGTACGCAAGTCTTGAGAAAGAAATTAATTTACCATCAAAGGATAAAAAAGACTTCACAATATATATATTAGACAGTTTAGATAGTATTGTTTCTGAGGGGGAACTAGAAGAGGATTTTAATAAAGGTGGTTTTGGCATGAATAAACAGAAGCAAATGTCGAAACTATTTAGAAGATTGATTAGAAAACTTAGAAAAAATAATATTTTAGTAATAGTAATTTCACAACTAAGAGATAAGATCGGGGTAACTTTTGGAGAGACTAAAACACGTGCTGGAGGAAGAGCTTTAGACTTCTATGCAAGTATAATACTATGGTTATATGAAAAAGGTAAGATTAAAAAAGGGAATTTACCGGTTGGGTTGGAAATTAAAGCTAAAGTAAAAAAGAATAAATTATGGAAGCCTTGGAGAGAATGTGATTTTAGTATTTTATTTGAATATGGTATTGATGATATAGGCAGTAATATAGATTTCCTAAAAGAAAATAAAATTTGCGTTGATTCTGGTGGAACAAGATTTGAATGGGAAGGTAAAAGATATTCGAGAGAAGATTTTATACAATTTATTGGTGAAAATAATAAAGAAGAGGAAATTAAAGATTTAGTAAAACAGACATGGGATAAATTAGAGGAAGAAGCAAAAGTATTTAGGAAAGCTAAATATTTGACTGAGGAAACCTAAATATGCTAACGATTCGGAGTGATACAAGGAATCCAACCGAAAGACCTATTATAAGTTTAAAAGAAGATCCTTACCCATTGGGCATAATTTATGATATCATATCTGGGGAATTTAAACGAATAAAATCAATACCTTACACAAATTTTGAACTAGCATTAGCATTCATTAAAGATAAAGATTTAGATATAACTACTCAAATATCTGAAAAAGAATTAAATGATCTAATACAAGAAGCCTTAAAAATTTTATATGGAATTAATTAAAAAATTAGGTACAAGATTAAATAAAAATGGAATCAAAGAAAGTTGGGCAGTTTTTTGGTGTGATTTTTGTAAACAAGAAGTTGAAAGACAACTACAAAATGGGTTGAAACAAGCATCTTGTGGATGTATTCTTTCTAATTATAAACATGGTAATACAAGTACAAAATTATATTATGTTTGGTCAAATATGAAACAAAGAATTTTAAATCCAAATAATAAAGGGTATAAAAATTATGGTGGCAGAGGAATAACAATATGTCCAGAATGGACAGATAAGTTAA